TTATTTTAAATCTACTTTAACAGGAAGTTCCCAGCGCTTTCGATTAAAGGTCACGGTACCATCCATGTTTATGCTTAATTCATTGCCATTGTAGTCATAAACTTTAAGGATATTACCGCCCTTATCAATATCAGCCAAAAGATCAACTTCTTTTGTATTTGCAAAATCATATGCCTTGATCATCACTTGCGCCATTTTAAAAACTCAAATTGCTTTTACGCATAATGATACTTGAATATTGTTATTGATTGAATGCGCCGTGCACCCTGAAAACAGAATGCACAGTAGAGTAATAAAAGTTGCTAGCTTGGTTCTCTTACACAAAATCACTTTATGCGATCCGGTTGCTAATCCATCCATAAAAGAATTGCTCTTGCGTGGGATTGCGTTCACATATTTCAATATAACGTTGGCCCTGCATAATATTCAGTATTTTAAGCATCACCTTCTCACCATCTTTACCACGCTTGGCAAGAAAGATTTTTAAAGCCCCTAACGTAGCTGAACCATAAATACCATCAACGGCTAGATCGGGCCAACCGCCTTTACCTTGGTTATTTAATAGATTCAATGCTCGTTGTAATAAAGGCTTTGCAAAAGCTACACCGCAGTTAACACCAGTATCAAGCAACTCTTCAGCGATCAAAGGCGATAAGGTATTAACCTGGTCAAAACGTGGATTAATCCAATATTGTTGTTTATAAATCTGCTTTGCTAAATCTAAAGGCAGATCACGCATTGGGCCTTTCCAACCGTTTACCCGTGCAACTGCTTCAGTTATCCCATAATTAGTTGCGCCGCCACGGTCGTTAGGGTTGTTAACATAACCACCTTCTCGCTTGATAAGGTCATCAATATATTTATCTACTGACATTCGCCCTCTCCTATTTGAATATGGCTTTGAATGCTTCTTTGATTTCAAAGATCAATTCACTAATGGTTTTACCTTTCAGTAATTGAATTGCCTGATACCAAATACCAATAAGCAACATCCCGAATACTGCAAAAATCAGCATGACAAACCCTTGGGTCATATGTGAGTAATGCCCCCAATCTTGATATTCAATAAATGCTGAACCGCCGTATAAGCTAATAGAAACGCTAATTGCGAATTTGATAATCACACCGATGTTGATTTTTATCTTTCCTTCAACATCAATAGCACCACTCAACATGAGCGCAAAAATGCCGCCCATCACCGCCGCCCAAATCTTGATAAACCAAGGTAGGGATTTAATTGTTAAAGGGTCATTCATTTTTGCCACCAATCTAATGTTTTCACCATTTTATTGATTGGTTTATTTTTAGTATCGTTTTCTGTTGACAGTAAAAAGCCCCAAAATAATTGGGGCTTTTTATAACTATACTTTGGTAATTATTAGTTTCAATCTCGTACCGATGAAATCGGGATCATCTTCAATTGATACTTCCGTATTGAAGCCTTTTTCACGAAGTAGATCTGAAATGGCCGTTGTTGTTTCTTCATTTAAAGTCATCTTTGAATAAAGAGTACATACTCCGTTTTGTGCAATGTCTGCCTCAATCTTTGGCAATGCACCCTCTACATACATTTCTGCGTAGTTCATATTAAATTCCTGATCCTAGTGTGAATGATACTGAGAAGCGCATAGGGTCAACTAATGCACCTGTCAAATCTATAAAAAACATTTTAACCCCAGATCCAACTTTGTAAGACGACCAACTCCCACTGTATGCTTCAATTGCTTGTAGCGTCGGTGGCAATATAGCCTTTCCATCACCTAATCCCGTTCCAGAAAAAATGCCAGAAACAAAAATGTGCGGATTTGCTAATTCAGTTGTTACGCCCGCATCTCGTTGCAATCTATAGACTCCCGTAGACTCTTTTGAGATAGACCAGCCTGCGTTATTTTGTTGGGTAGTAAAGTTGACATCATAAGTCAGCATCATCGGTGCAATAAAACGACCGACTTTTGATACTTCGTGATTGTATGTATTCCACTTTCGAATTTTTTTAGTCCATGCATCAGATGCAACATAAGGTGTATTTGCAGCAGTAGCGCCAATTACTCGCTTAAATACTACACTTGCAACTGATGTTTCATCCTGATTTCCAAAATACAATTCGCTATTCGGTGCATTGATGTGGATTGGTGTTTTATACCCAGAATCTGCCGCAGTCGGTTGAGTAGTAATTAATAATCTTCGATTAGTACCACCATACCAATTAGCAAAAAGTGTTGCTAAACCAGATGGAGAAAGTTGTATTTTCGCACCCGTCGCACCGCTTAAAGTAATTCGACTTTTATCAATTACAACCCCCCCAATATTATCTGATACAGCCAAAGCGGTTGTGTCAGCTCGATTTAGCCAAGGCGTTCTAATGTAGAGATTATTAACTGTGCAATTAAATGTTTGTTGATAGGTCGTGTTTACAAGCCAGTCACGAGCTACACCATCTCTTGTTTGCTCTGCCCAAATTGCATTGAATGAGCAATTCGACCAGATACCCGCTGTTAAACCGTACTGCATATATTCAAGAATAATATTATTAAAGACGCACTGATAAGCTTCTTTAGCAAACAGCACAGGGTATTTACCCCATTGCCATGAGCAGTTGTCAAAATATGCAGTAGTACTTTGTTTAGAATCAACATCAGCAATATAAAACCCTGCATTTGATGCACTAATTGACATCAAATTTTGGACACGGAACGAAACCGTTGCATTCGATAAATATACTTGATTGTAAAAGCCTGAAATATTTACATTTGAAAGTGTGAAGTTATAACCATCAACTTTTAAACCCGAAATATTTTCTGAAACACCCTCACTTACTAATTGCAAATCTCTTACTTCGGCGCCCACGTTAATAAATGCCACATTATTAAGAAGGGTATTTGAATTTGAATAATCACCTGGTCTTACCTTTAGAGAGTTCATTGCATACGCAGTGGCATTTTGTCTACTAAATCCACCTCCAACAATTCCTTTACCCTTGCAATCAACTTGTTTATTGATGCGATATTCAACTTGTCTGTTAGCAAGATAAATATTCGAACCTGTGTACGGGCTTAAAGCACACCGAATGAATGCGTCCGCATCGTCATAATTTGGGTCGTCCCCCAGACCGCCAAAATCGTCGACAGTAGGAAACGCAACTGTGATTTTTTCCCAATTGCCCCCAACATCAGCAACAACAATATAGCCATCTGGTGTACGGGTACTGTTTTTATTAAATACAAAAGTACCCCCACCAAGATGTTTATTTCTAATAACCGAACGCACATTCACTGTTCGGCCTTGCCATTTTCTAACTGTAACTAAATCATCAAGACATTCAACAACAGTTACTGCAAGTGCACTCACAGCACCATTTGCAATCGCTTCTTCAAGCATTGCATTTGTATTTTCTTGAAGAAAGTCGATGTTATTTTGCAATTCATTTTTTAGTAAGTCTTCACGGTTTTTTGCATCTTCGTCATATTTAATACCTGAAAGAATCCGCGCCTGTTTTTCAAAACCTAATAAATGGCTCCATTCTTGTAAGATACCTGTTAATTTATCTAGTGATCTTTCAAGTGAATCTGGGTAAAAATTATCATAATTGGTTATATCAAGTTGTTGATCGACTGGTGTTTCGCCCCCAATATAAAATGAGGTTTCGGAATCTGGTGCATTATTAAAAACTACATAGCCGCCCAACTTATCCGCATTGATAAAGACTTGGTAAAGGAGTTCGTCCATCTTTTCAAAGTCTACACCATCGAAAAGGTGTACCGCGACTCCCGTAGCATCTTCTTGATCGAAAACCCTAAATGTAAAATCAAACCGTGTATTCACTCCATTACCAACATATAGTTGACTGAGCCGGTCGGTAACCTGAACTGTCATAAGCTCACCAATAAAAAAGGCTGTAATCTCTACAGCCAATTTTAGGTAAGCTTACAAATAAATAGTTGAATGCTAGTCTTGTGCTGTCAACAGGTCTTTAGAAAGCTAAGTCTAAAGCTTCTTCTTCAGTATCAGCAAAACCCACAACGACTAAATCTAAATCTTGAATACCTTCCCATAATAATTGATTGCTTGAAGCATCGTATTTATATCTTTCAGCACCTACGAGCATTTCTTTATCGCTTTTTATAACGATAAATTCTTTACCTCCTTGAATAACGTTGCCTTTACCTAAATAAAAACCGTGACCTAGCTTTTTAATGACTAAATAATTCATGCGAAAAACTCCGTAATTTGGTTAGATATTGAACTAACAAAATTACAGAGTCAACTACAAATTTTAGGCAAACTGTTGTTATTTAATGGAAAATAACACTTGATAATTTCTTATCATTCCGGTGCATGTTTCCCTGTTATCGTACCGCGTGTTGCATCGTAAATACTGTCTGGTGCATCTTTCTTGCCTTGAGCTATATCAAGCCAATAACCAGAAGGTTTACCAAGTACAGCAAAAGGGATACCTGTTGCAAGGGTTGACAGCTTAAGAACCTGCCAACATTGTTGCCTGTTGATATAACTTGCTCAGAATGCGTTTTGCTGTATCTCGATGGATACCGAACTCTTTACACATACGATTGATATCATCAGGATGATAAGTTGTTTTGAGCATAGAGATAGCGATTGCAACCTTATCCCTCATCATGTTTTTGTTCTGAGACGGGGTCATGTTTGCAATTTCATCATCTGAAACTGTGCGTTCAAATTGTTGACCGTTTTCGCTCAATTCACAAATTAAAGGTAATGCCAAATCATTAGCGCTCAGCTCACCATCCACAATTTTTGTTCGATAACGCAACTCTTCTAATGCACGAATAACCGTTCCGAGATCACGACGCAAATCGGAAACATGTGCAGCGTTTACAAAAGATACATTCTTCGCATCTCGTAAAGTAGTAACGCCATCCCTTTTAACTACGGTATAGCGATTTGTATCAGGCGAAATAGGTTCTGGAATATGTAACATCCCCATAGAATTATTACGCGCTTTCTCTAACTGCTTAACAATCATTTCATCGTATGCACGAATAACTTGAAGATGAAATGATGGGCTAATCCACATTGCATATGCATAGACCAGTTCTTTTACTGCATAGGTGCCGTTGCGGATACCGTCATTGATTACTTTTAGGGGGGTGCTCAAAATTGAGCACCCCTGTTGCGAATTTGCAGAAGACTTAATTTCTTCGATTAAATCCTTTGTTTGTTGATTGCGAAGAAAGTTAGCTGTTTTATGTTTATCCACATTACCACTTGCTTTATGTAAATCGTTAAGGCAAAAACGCCCTTCATTATCTTGGCGAATTACAATTGAACCTAAAGTGATTGGGTTTTCATATTTTAAAATGGCTGACCACATTTTAATTTACTCCTTGTTATGAGATTAACCCATTTTTGAGATGGGCGGTCGGGAGCTCAAAACCGTAACAAGTCGGCGGGCGTATTCCCCTTTCGGGTGTTTTATTAGCCGCACTCCCGACCATGGAGTAACTATGTGCGTGGGCAAACACGTACAGAAGTATACATGATCGGTTTGTCTTTTTATGGACAAAATTAAAGCCACGATGACGCTGTGACTAAACGCTTGTTACTCAGGTGTTTTGAGCACCTAACAAAAATGTAGCGTATTTTTCATGAACATGCAAATTTTTACGTGTTCGTAAAAACCTTTTTAAATTCCAATATTCCTTTAGGTGTTAATTCAGGTTTGCAGATAGCCAATACTGCAACAATAAATACAGTCATATCTTCGTAGCTTTCATCAACTCCCTCAACACGGCAGTAAACTAAATCATCTTTTTGTAACGTACTTTCCTGTTCTTTATCAAGTTCTGCAAACGCTACTCTTGTATCCACAGGGTGCGCCAACATTATAGAAACTGATTTAGGTGTTTCATCATCGTCAAAGATTTTAACCACTATCCCACATAAAATACTGCCGATCTCTATATTAATATTTGACATTGTTGATATAAAATCAAAAGCATCAATATTATTCTTAAATAAAGTTGTCTTGTAATTATCCACCATTAGGCCCTCCCCCTCTTACTCTCAATAAAAAAAATCTTATTTCATTTTATATTGCCCAAGTTAAGGAGTGAATTTAAGTGAACTATAAAACTTATTTACCTGTTTTTTATCTTTTACTGAAAAATACCCATCAAAATAATTAAGCGTGATTTTGATAATCTTATTCTTATGTACTAACATTGATGTATTATCAAAGGTTTTACCGCTAACTCCCATGTCTGCTAAGAACATATATCTAAATGAATCCTTACCGCCTGTTTTTACTTTATCAGCACGCAAAACTTTTACTTTACCGCCCATTACGGACTCTTTAGCGAAAGATTCAGCAACCTTATCCTTCTCTTTAGCAAGGGAATTAACAAAGGTTTCGTTAGATTTTACTTGCTGATTATTTTTATTAATGGGGACCATATCTACCGATATCATAACCTGATTATCACAAGCAGTGCATGCTAATGCGAATCCCGTTGGGGTCTTCTGAAGACTCCAGCCGTCTTGATTAAAGGTAAGAACATTTTCATATCCAGTTTTAGCAAATACGTTTATAGGAAACAGTATTAAAAACAATGTTGCTATGAATAATTTCATTATACGCCTTCTACTTTTCAAAACTAATTATGAGTATTACCGAAAAAACAAATATACAAAGAATAGCATCGTACATACTAAAGGTATTTAAATAGTACATTAGCCCTTCATCTGTTCCAATCATTGCTAAAAAGCCGAAACCAAAGGATACCCCAATCAAAATTAAAAATTTTTGCCAATTAAACGCATAGCCTTTCATTCGCTTAAATCCCACCAATAGCTGTTGCCCAAATTTTCTAACCGTTGTTGTGTTTTTGGTAAGTAGTCAGGGTCAATCATGTTTTGAAGTTTAGAATACAACATTCTGTCAATTATCAGCTTACTGTACCATATGTTTTGAAATGGTAAATTACCCTTCAAGGTATTTGCAATTTCCATTGCTCGTGTAGATTCTTTACCTTCAATAAAGTTATTACCCATACCAGTTAGCAACATGCCAAGTTTACCGCCTTGGCTCACTAATGGACCTGCAACAAAATCCCCAAAGCTACGCCCAGTAGGGTCTGATAGCGCACTCATTAAATCGCCCATAAATGAAAGCCCGCCTCCTTTTAGAATAGACTTACCAAAGAAATCGGGGGTGAAAACTGGTTCAGGATTCTTACCATTAGCTAGGTTTTGCAGTTGAACAATAAAAGCCCCTGCCAAAGTTTGGTAAGCTAGAAGTGATACAAGAAATGTTGCTCTACTTTTAATATCCCCTTGTGCAAAAGCTCTATGCCCAATGCGCAGCATATAAGCTAAGGGGAAGCCTTTAAACTGGAAAAGTGTTCTGCCTAGTTCACCTTGTATAGTTCCCGCATCCCCAAGATTAATAATACTCCGCTCACGCACCCCCGCTTCAATGACAGCTACCGACTCTTCATTAAAAATATGAGTCTGATATTTCATTGCTGCCTTATATCGATAATCTACAATAGCGGTAGGACTATCCTGTTTGTCTTTTGGCAAGAATTTCTTAATCACTTCATCAGGCGCATTAAAGAAATCATTTTGGGTTAGCACAATAGCCCCATCTTCTCGTTTTGATGGGGTTAACTCCCGCCATAAATTCCAATCTTTTTCAGTAATTCCGTTACCTTTTAAAATTTTAAGATCATCTTTACCCAAATCTTTCCAATGGGTACTACGAGTCATTTCTGCAATTTTATTCATGTGGACTAAATTAAAGGCCCGCTTCATACCTGCAGTAACTGCGTTTAATCCTGAAATTTTTAAAGTCGTAGATGCAAGTTGCTGCATCCGAGCATTAAAACGACCTGCTTTAGTTGCACTACTTACTACGTCTGCATCACCAAAACGAGAAGTAGAACCCACCATTTCTGTAATACCAAGACCAAAACGAAGAGCTTCATCTCGATAATTACCTTGTGTAAGCTGCTTCATGTACTCAGGTAAAACCGACTTTGTATAGGAAAGCCCTAACATATTGGCTGTTTTCTTTGTACTGGCATGGTCTCCGATAGTTGTTAGAGTTGTTCCTCCTAACTTTGAAGCGACCATTAAGGCTCGCAGTCCTCCCATTACATTACCCAAGGTGGAATCAACCGCCCTAGTATTGGCATCTAAGGTGTTGTACATAGATAAAGCACGTTTAGATTGTTTATCAATTTCGCCATGTTTGCTGCCATTTTCTGGATCAGCTTTTAATTTCGTGCTTGCCTCTTCTAATAAATTTTCAAAACTCAACCGAGGGTTAGAGCCAAAATTCTGCATCATGGCAATTTCTGTACTCATCCGATGGGTATGATTTTTCAATATTTCATGAAACCCAGTTTCATTGTAGGTACCAAATTTGGCCTGATACTCAAGCCATGAATCACCGTCTTTGAAATGAAGGGCACGGGCCTCTTGGTGCCTATTCGCCATTTTAGAACGACCGCCAACAGGGCTAATACTTTTACGCCCATCCAAAACTTTGTTCGCCCCATTGGTAGCAATGGTCCGGTAAACATCTTTAAGCATAGTGCGTACTTCACTATCGCTCATCAGCAGACCATCCTCACGGACATATTGATTACGGTCTAATTTTGGAAGAACTTCATCGACCCATTCTTGCTCTGTAGATAACGCAACCTTCTTTTGATCATGAGATGTCATGATGCCGAAATTATCCAGTTTACGAATATTTCCACCCGCTCTGTTAAAAGCTAAGCGCATTTCTTCCAATGCAAAACTGACCTCTTTGGCCATTGCTGTGATTTCTGGATTATCGGACTTTCCACCGAACATGACACGAATAATATCGTCGGTCATTTCTTTATTTACTGAAAATCCCCATCTTTCTTGGGTTTTAGTGAAGACATCAGCAACTAAAGACATCCATCTACTGTGAAGTGCTTGGGCTTGTTTTTCTACTGACTGTATTCCGCTTTGATCAGAGAAATAGGCGATCTTACGCATCAACACCTGAATAGGGTTTAATGTAGAATGGTTATAAATTTCCTGCTCTAACTGCGCTTTTAAAATAGCATCACGGGCAATATTTTGATTATTTTTGGCAATCTGAATAGATAAATCACTTGCCGTTTTTTGAGTAATAGCTTCAGCCCTTTCAGCCGGGCTTTTTAAAAGCCAATCAGGGTCAGTTCTTGCAAGAATGTTTTTAGCACGAATATACAACTGAGAAATTCGGTTACTATCCGCAGCACTTAATTTTTTCTTACCCAATGCTTGGGCAACCTGCTCACGACATTCTGCTCTCATGCTGCTTCACTCCCAAATTTTAATGCGCAACTTGCTAAGGCCCGTACAGCTTGAATTTCATCTTTAGCAATTTCTTCTTGCTCACGAATGTAGTCAAGCCAATCTCTAGCAGTCATTGAGATGGTTTCTTCATTACCATTATCATCCAAACGATTTACGGTAACCTCCATATCAGGATTATCAATCATGGCCTTTACCGCTTCACGTCCGTCAGGTGTTTCAGTAAATGCCCCGAACTCAGTTTGACCTTGAGCGTTAAGATTAGGAGCGCCAGAAACATCCTCTTTCTTAGGTTTCCAAAACTCCCGTTCAATAGCTTGAGCCGCTTTACTCTGAAGATTGCTCAAAGGGGTGTTGCTCTCCCCATCCGTTGAACTTTTTGCAAAAAACTCTTTTCCAGAACGAGAAATTTTTACAGGGGAAACACTGCCATCTTCGTTGATGCTTCTTTGAAATAATGTGCCAGTTTTATTGTTATAAAGTTCTTGAACTGTGACACCGTCGGATTGAGCTTTTTCACGTTTTATATAATCTGCTGATCGTGTAGCCTGCCAATTTTCAACACCTTCTATTGGCGCCTGAATTTGTGAGGTACTTGCCGTATCTACTTCTGATTGACCCTCATCTAAACGTGGTTGACGCGGCTCTTCATCAACATTTTTTAAAACTTTTATCGGAGAGGTATTTACCTCACTGCCCTGAAAATCAGTCCGTTGTAATTGGCTGCTTAACTCATCCAATCCACGTTGCGCACTACGACTATCGCCCGATAGATTAATTTGGGGATCTTCGAAGGCAACTCTATTCACATTGCCATCATATGGCTGGTAGTGTGCTGTTTCTCTTAAGTACTCAATATCTTCTGAATTAAGGGGTTCTGACAGACGGTGAAAGTCTTCCTCAAGTTCAAGTAATTTTTCAGGTTCACTATTTAATCGATTTACAAATAAATTTGGCGAAGCATCAATTAAAACATCACCTTCGCGTTTATATTCAGGTATCTGAGCAACTGACGATTCGAATTCTGGAAAATCAGAGTCACTACCCCTAATAGCTAAATTTCCTTTTTTTATATCCCCGCCATATTGAGTTGCTATTAGGTTATCGATTTTAGAAGTAAACTTACCCATAGCCGCCTGAATTGAATCATCAGGATTGATAGCATTACCTTTTAATACAGCATCAGTGTCTTTACCATAAACTTTACGCAACACATCTTTAGCACGTGCATCAGGCGTATTCTTTATCGCCCGTATAACTGCTTTTGCACCGCCGCGGCCTAAAAGATGCGGCAAGTAAATTTGAGAACCGGTCAAAGTTACGCCTGTTTCTTTTTTAATATAGGCGATGTTCCCCTTTGTATGCTTAATACCTAATTCAATCTGTTTATCAAGATCAGTGTAGTTAGCATCTGTACCACCTTCAGCGCGCCATGTACTTGGCTTAAATTGATAAATACCTTTGTATTTACTGCTTGGGTTGGTAACGTTTGGATCAAAGCTCCCGCCGCTCTCAAAGTGTGCTATTGCCAAGGCGGCTCTTGCTTCTGAATCACTTAGTCCACCTGATAACGCCGTATCATAAATTTTTTGCTGGATAGTTGCAGACTTACCTTTAAAGGATAAAGGACGTGTTACCTTCGCGGGTACTGGAATATTTTTGGGTGTACCACTCACAGGACGACCAAGAGATACAAGCTCATCGTTTAATGCTTGTTCTTGAGCAAAATCAAGTGCGTCAAAATGGTCATTGGCGTCTTTTGCATTAGTTGGTTCAAATGGGTTTAGGCCTTCAGCATGATCAATATTTGCTTGTACTTGGGCTGCATCATTTAAAGCATCAGCTGCATCATGTTCTGTACCTTGCTCAGGTCTAAGTTTAGCCTTATTCGCAAAAACATTGAGCATTAAAGCCATAGTAGCGTTTGAACCGAGAGCAAGCGGACTTGTAGCATTTTCCTGTAGCTGTTCTCCGTATTCTGCTACTTTTTTATTTTTGTTGTTCTTAAGATAGTCTCCCTCTACATAATCCCCCGCGATTCCTCCCGCTGTTGCTAAACCCGTTGTAGCAACAGCATCGGCAATAGCATTTTTTGCTACACCATGAACCGGCAACGCAAAGCCTGCCGCATCAGTTAAACCTCGAATTGCACCACCTGTTCTAGCAGTGTCAATATCTGCGCCTTTATTGATTAAATCTGCTTTTTCAGTTTCGTATGACTGGAAGCCGAATAGCGATGCCTGAGTAGCCACATTCGTTGCATTCGTTGCTTGGGCGACCGTTTTCCCAACGTTTACGCTAGTACCAACCAATCCCTCTGATGCGGCTTTGCGTACCGCAAATCCTTTTGCGCCAGCGCCTACAAGGCCCCCTAAAGGTGCCGTCAAACCAACGTCCCAAGCAATTCTAGTAAAATCCTTTGTTAAACCGAATGTAAGTTCACCCGCTGTACCAAGATCTTCAGGCTTAAAGATTGTTAGGTTTTGTGCACGTAAAGCTGCGGCCTTTTTATCCCCGCGAATTAATGCATCTGGTGCAGTTGCCACTTCGACAGTACCCATAGCAACACCGGACGCTGCCCCTAAAACAACATCAAGAACGCTTCCTCGTTGGTTTTTAGGCTTATACCGTGGGTCATCTTGCATTAACGCAAGTTCGTCATCTGCTAAAAGTTCCATAACGTATCATCTCACGGTAAAAGTTAATCTGGTTTTGCGTTTCGGGTCGCTAGAATCCATTACGTATCCGCTACCATTTTTAAAATAATATTTATAAGGATTTTTAGTATCTTGTTCTAACGGTAAATCTAGAAAATACTCACGGTCCGATCCGCCATAAGTCCGGGCATTTCTAGAATTAAATTGTTCGAGTTGCTGTCGAAATGACGCTTCACCTACAGTATGGGGGCGTAGTACTGAAGATTCTCGTCTAAAACTACCGTTAGTAAATTTTCCACCTGTGGTATTTAATAACGCCAAATTAATTAAGTCTTCATCTAATTTTTTAGAATTAGATTTTTCTGTTTTATTTGGGATTTTTTCAGACTTCTGCAAAAGATATGCATAGTTGGCTCTGACTGCATCTTTGTAGATATTAAAATCAGGTTTACCAGGTGCAGTAATGCCCCTTAAATATTCAGTTGTTTTTTGAGTTAATAGTGCTTCATCAACTTTAACATCCCCTTTATCAATTAAATCCTGCCCAACCGCCATTTGATTCGCAATGTCTTTTAGTCCTCGGTTGTTCAAGGCCGCCGCCCATCTAAAAGTATTATTATTTGTGCCTGTGATTGACTGAATCATTTCACGAGAGGCATTAGCATTGCCTTGAGCTGCTTTTTGTAGGTTAGAGACCAACTGAAGTTTTTGATTGGGAGGCGCAGACTTCCAAAAAGTTTTCATTTCCTCCTGTTGCTGCTTAGAAAGCGGATTTATAGAACCCGTAGTTGATCCGCTAGCTTGATTTGTAGCAACCATTTTTTGGATATTACTACTAACAATGTTTAATGCTTTACTATCCCCTTGGATAATTAAAGTCGTAGGTGCCTGAGTTAATGGGTTACCAGTTTTTATTGAATAAGCTAATGCCGGATCATTTTTTTCTTTATCTAATAATCCTGTGTGAATCGCCCGCATTTGATCTGTAACGAACTTAACATCCTGTGGATGGTCAGATTTTTTTGTTTTCGCATCAGACTCATAAGAATTGATGAAAGACTCCCTTGCATCCGCAGGCATTGAGTATAAAAGCTGAAATACTGGCAAGCTTCTATTTATTCTGTCGAACTCACTTTGAGATGCCGTGCCTTCAACCTTAGAAGATAACTCACTAAGCCTCTGTGCTGAAAAAGGAATACCACTTTCAATATCTTTTCTAAAATCACCTAGAGCCTTTTTCCCGTCTTCATCTTTCCTTTTCGCCTCAGCAACCAAATTTCTATCATAAGCGTCACGGTAGCCGATTGCTCTACCAAGTAGAGTTGGGATATGTCTTGCCCCAACACTTTGTGAAAAATTACTATTGGGGTCCTGTAATGCCACAATGTACTTATCAAGCTCTTCTGGGTCCTCTTTATATTTTATAATTTCTGTCATAAAAACATCGGCATTGTTATCCTGAACTAACTTACCTACTTTTGCTTGAGTTTGTGGTGACATGTAATCTTTGTACTGCTTAAAGTACAATGGTATTGCTGAAGAATCCCCGTTTGTTTGCATTAAATTAATTGCACCCAACAAAGCTTTGTCTTGCTGTTCTTTAACAAATAAATCTATTTGTTGTTGATTCCACCCTTGAGTTTTGCCATAGTTTTGCGAAGCACTGTTTATTTTTGCGAGCGATTGATTTGTCGTTTCTAAGTCCGAATAATTAAGATTTACTGAACTCGAATTAGCATCTATTTCTGCCTCAAAAGCTGTCTTTTGAAATTTTTGAGATTCAGTAAATAAGTGCTGGGACGTGATACGGTTAAGCTGTCCACGTACATTAACCAAGTTTTTATTAAATAATTTACGCTGACTAGGATTAGATAAAGTATTTGTTTTCTCACTAGATAAATTTACAAGCCACTCGTTAGCCTCATCAATTAGAGATTGCCCAGACTCCCTTTTTAAAGCTGCTTCGCCTTTAATATTTAATAACCCTGTTTTAGGGTTATATAGGTAATCATTAACGCTATTTTGTACTTCTGCAATAACCTGCGATACTCGAGCCTTGTCCGCTTCATCTTGTATTTCTTTATATTTATTGGCGACCGTATTAGCTAGATTGGCAAAACCATCTATTTTATTGCCGACCATATCCACTGCTTGACCAGGTGTAACCCCACCGCTGATTTGTACGTTAGGCATGTCGGCTTCAGCGACTTGAGAGTTAAACTGTGGTATACGCATTTAAGCAGCCCCCATCCAATTCCAGTTGTAGTTTTGCCAAGATGCCCCTTGTTCTTTACCGTAAAGAGACATTGAAAAATTGCTATTCGCGTTATACGAACCGTTTACAGGTTGCGTCATTGTTAGAGACTCGCCGCCTTGCATTGGACTTCCTCCGCCACCACCCATCATTGAAGATGCAAATTGGTCTATTGCTGCAAGTTCAGCATTTAGGCGCGGGCGCACTGTTTTGGCTTGCGCCAAAAGAGAGTTTTTCTGGTTGATGAAATTGGTTTCTTGAACACGATGCCCCCAAGACTTCATGGCGGCATTGTACTTCAAGGTATCAATATCGTTTTGGGCCATCATTTCAGTTGAAGCTAAAATATCAATCGCTGAACCTTGTGTAACATCAATGCCGTTTTCAGCAAGCGCATTGATTTGGCTTGACTTGAAGCCTGAAAGATTACGCTGATAATCCGTAACACTGTTACGCCCATCATCAATAGCATCGCGCGCTTGTATATCTGCAAGAGTTGCATTTTCGCCTGCAATATCCGCTTGCTGTTCTAAGGACTGTTTAAGCGCTTTTAATTTTAAATATGTTGTAGCACCTTTAACGGCAGTAGTAGCAATTGCTTGGTACAGATTGCCACCGCCCATTTGGCCGCCGCCACCTCCGCCGCCCATCATGCAGCCACCATACTAAACGGATAAAAAAATTCACCGTTTATCCCGTGCACTTCTGGAGCATCTAATTTAAAACCTAAGTGTTTTAGAAAACGAATTGCCGCATCGTTTTTGATGTAAACATGGTTTCGAAGTAGGTCATGATCTAAAAGCATTTCTTTTAGAATATTGCGTGTCTGCTTAATAAATTCGATTGGGTACTTGCTAATGTGCGTGGTACCAAGCAACCACGGGCACCCTACTTTACCAATTAGGCTTGTAATGCCCACACCACAAATAAATAGCAGTTTGCCGTTAACAACGACTGCCCACGAATCGCGGGAACCTTTAACACATGTTTTCACAATCCATTGATAGTTATCACTGAAATAGGCTTTTAGTTCTTCTTGATCCGCAGGTCGTAGATTTTCAACAAGAATACGAATATCGCGCTCTGTTGGCTTGCGAATCTCAATATTATTTCGTCTCATGTCATTTCTACCTCTAGGGCCAATAGCTTCATAGGTAAAGGTTTATCATGTTTTACAGTAATTTGAATGTCTCTTTCGTAAGTGCTGTCAACTGGTACCTCTACCAAACCTGAATACAATTTAAGAGGGCTGCCATAGCGTTCGTTGCTACGCGGTTTAAACTCATCGATTGGCGTACGGTCTTCAATATCTTGGTTAGCGCCGACCAAAATGTTTTGAGAATCTAAAACACGTAAAAATACTTTATTCACCACTTTAGGTTTAACAGGGCTTCTTTGCTCTTGAAAAATTGGCAATGTTTGCATTTCTGCTTCATACCCTAAGCCCACCCAAATATTTGACAATTCACGGGGTAATTTGATTGTGCCGTTTTCAACTTTAACATTTGGCTTAACTCCACCATCAGCAAATACAGATACCGTTTGACCTTCCAACCAATCTAAGCCGGTTAAAGTTGATGTGGGGTTGCCCTTATATTGAATGCTACTGTCTAGGTAACACTTATCTTGCATATCTAGTGGCTGCCTTGTAAGCATTCGCTCAATTGTGTAAAAGCCGTTTCGTTCTACAAATGCATATAAAACAGATTGGTTATCTTCAGGTATTTCTGCTAATGAAAGAAATTTACCGTCTGTATGATGTTCTGCCCAAGCCCAAACCTGTTGTTGCGGTTCATATGTTAGCGAAAGCAAGACGCCATCATCTCGAACAAAATATATAATATTCAAAGGGTTGCGTAGCAATGCACAATCTACAATTTTATGCCCATCAAAAAGGTGTGGACACATTATTGATAAATCGATCGTTTGATAAAACGAAGCGTTATAACCACTTGCTAATGACACTTCATGTACATGCCCTGTCTGATCAGAAGCAAATACAGCAGCACCGTCAACTTCAACAGGCGTTACGTCATTTGCACCTGTACTGTATTGCTTATTCACATTAACACTTGCAGCAGTTACAGCTCCATCAGCTGACATTTTCCAAAGTGCGCCACTTGTTAGAATGAGTAAGTCACTCATTGGCACAAGGTGACGAACGCCGTTACCGTCTCGTGCAGCAAAGCGAATTTGGATAGAGTCCGTATCTTGTAAAGGGATGTGATACCCAAAATTATCATCTGTTGCTGTACGTGACATTCGTAGCCATTGGGGGGATTTATACCCACCGCCGTAAACTTTTCGCTGACCGTGATATGCAACGGCCATTGGGTAAAACTCGAAAGGATTGCGGATTAAAGGCGGTGTAATTGCGCCGTTAGTTTCGATGTAATCATCAGTAAAACTTAATTCTGTTGTTTCCCCAATGTAACTAGCTAACCCTGAACGCAACTTGAATACGTTGTAACGGGTCGCGCCCGGCACTGCATCCCAAGTCAGAATATTTTCATTACCTGATAAAGTTAAGTCATTTTTTAGAACAGGTGATTTTGCTGAAGCTTGAGATTCATTTTCATCGTTTACGGCAGTAACCTGATATACGTATTCACGTTCAATGTAGCCGTTTTCATTTACCTTTTTAACGGTACCATTCAAGTTTTGCGGTTGAGCTAAACCATACCCCACCGTGACTATCTCAGTCGTCCATTCAGTTGCGCCCTTACGAATGATTTTACGCGGTGGGTAGTCTGGATGCGTGATTGTAATAACATCAGCAGATTGTGCATAACGGAGCTGCATTAAATGCTGCTCGGCATACGGCAATGCTACCTCTAAAGGTTGATCGTTATCGTCTAAAAGCATCCCGCCATCAGCAAAGAAATTTACAGCACCTGCACGAATAGCCAAAACAACGGCTTGTTCTTCACTAAAGACAAAACGGATTAAACGCATTTTGCCCATTGATTTCGGGTAATGGTGTACGTAGCGGAAGCCTGCACGATAGACAAGGCCGCCAAACAGTTCGACATAATAGTTTTTGCATTTGGCAACACCAGTTTGGTATTTCGCCTGATCAATGCGGCCAAACATATCGGGCGAAATTACGCCACCATTAAACGAATATTGCATTTATCGTGCCTCAAACATTGAGCCTGTATGGTCAGGCCGTGCTTCAATCCGATGTTGTTGCAGATCAATGAAAATTGCTTTGTTCTTTTCAATTTCATAAAGCTGCATCATGGAGATTTGTTTTTGCTCGTTCTGCGTCAAAGGACCTGCTATTCGTGCGGCCAACAAATAAGATAGAGCGGTCTTGAAAGAATCGGGCATTAATGCCAAATCTTTCACATCGTGAACATAGCGTAAGATTGGTGCGGTATCTTCTGTGAATAGAAGATTGCCTTCTACATAGAATCGACTGCCTGATTCAAGCTGAAATATACGGACCTTATCACTTGGCAAAACATACGCCGTGCCAAACTCATACCCTGCATCGACATTCAAGCGAACGCGCTTAACGGCAAACGTCCATTGATGTTCGTTGTCCAACAGCTCTCTACGGCAAATTGGGTAAAAGGTATTACACAATCTTGCATGCTTTGTCGGTTCTGTTAGTTCATTTACAACATAGCCCTGCGCGAGATGCGACAGGGCTAAATTGCAAAGATCAACAATTGATCTCATAGGCTTTACTCAGCTGTTAAAAGCTCAATAATTTGTGCTTTGGTTTCAGCCCCTGATAACTGAATGCCTTTTTCAACGGCAGCTTGTGTGAGCGCGTCTTTATTCATTCGTGTATATGGGTTGTTAGGGTCCGCGTTTTGCTGTTCTGAAAATACATAATTTTCATTAACAGGTTTAAACCAAGTTTTTTTACCTGTAAGCAAATCGGAAGGCACAAAAAACTTAGTACCAACATCACGAATGCCGTGATAAAAACCCTTTTTAATCGCAACAACTTCAACTTGATTTGACATCTACCAACTCCTTAAACTGGAACAGTTGCGCCGCTTACAGCGTCATAGTTTGTACGGATATCCGCTTCATTGCCCAACCAAGCCGAAATAGATCCAGTAGGCGCATTGGCAACCGCATAAGACAAACGGATAAAACGTTTTGTCGCACTGTTTACGTAAAAGAACGTACCTTTGTTCAGTTCAGCAGCTTTAAACGCTTTTGATGCGGCTGCCGCTGTAAAAGTTGTACCGTCCGCACTTTCTTCAAGTGTCACTGTAACGGTAGCATTTGCAGGCCCAACTACATGCCCTTGAAGGCAGATAGGTAAACCCGCTGTACCAACAGATTTATGCACTGTGTCCAAAGTGAAAGTACTAGCACCCGCCGCAATAGCTTGCTTATCGGAGAACTGTAGTAATTTATCAACTAATGCCATGGTTAAATTCTCCTTAAACTACACGGGCTTCAGTGTTAAGAATCACATCACAGATGCGAATCGGCTCACCATCCCATGCTTGAATTTTGCGGCTACCGTCTTTACGGAAGTCTTCAAGAGTCAAGCGCACATTTTTAAAGTGATTGACTTGGCCTTTAAGCGCTTGGTTAACAGTACGGTTCATGTAGATTGCTGTACGTGCTGAACCTGCAAGTGGTAAGAGAGAAAGTGCTTCGTCCAATAAATCAATAAGATTTGCACCAGTAGATGCGTCTTTTGAAAGGTCCGAAACATCAATGTTTGCGATACGAACAACCGAGCGCCAGTCACGTACAGATAAGCCCACGTCCCATTGGAAGTATGTTCGCATTGCTTCATAACGGCCGCCTTGCGCATCAAGTACCGTTTGTTGTCCTTTGTCCTGAATATCAAGACCCGCTTGCGTACCTTGCGGATAGAACAAGTGAGTTTTTTCACGCCCCCACTGCACAATGTAAATTGACGTATTGTCAGTGCCTGTACCGCCTGCATCCAGAATGTTTACAGCGTTTGCAGGCGCTACGCCTGTTTCAGGGTCAATAAGATGGTTGTAACGCGTTGCTAAACCGTTAAAGGTAGATACATCACCTGCAACATCACCATAGATAATGTTTTCCATTACCTCTTGTGACATACCCTCTAAGAAGCCTGCATCTTCTTCAGAGCGCCATTGTTTTTTATTTTCGCCTTGAAGGTCGTACAAGGTTTTATCAACTTCTGAATATGAAGTTAACTGACCAGTACTATCAGAGACTTGAACACGTGATGTTTTTTCAGGTTGCACACCATAGTTCAATTTACGCCATGTACCTTTTGGTAAACCTGAGCGAACGCTAGTTTTATTGTGGGTACCGCTGTTTGCTTCAAGTACTACAGCATCGTCAAGTAAGTCTTGACGTTTGTTGAGTACTTCGATAATCGCCCCAACTTTAGAGTTCGTACCAATGTTATGGGCAACGTCGGCTAATGTTGGGTTTGTTTGTACAATCGTAGGCATCTAAGTATTCCTTATGATTTGTCATACCATACGGCCGCTGGTGCCACATTCGCTGTATTTGTCCCACGACCATGGGTCATATTGTCGGGTTCCAACAATTTACCTACTTCGGTCATAAAGCCAATTACTGCAGGATGGTTACCAAGTCCGCTCATATAGAGAATCTTAGAGATTTCATCGCCCCGTGGTAAGCTGAAGGCGCGTTGCGCTGTCAACAGGTTTTTTTCAAGGTTTTCACCGCCGTACTCCTTATCGGCCTTCGCTGCATCAAGCCATGAAAGAATCGTTTTTTGCTGCTCTTGTATTTGGCGTTGCTGCATTTGAACGCCTAAATCCACAAGCTTTTGCACAGCTTCTTGTGGCATTTTGAACTGTTGCCCTAACTCTTGAAGCACTTTTGAATCATCAGGATTCATTGAGTAGCCTTCAGGCATTGTGAATTCAGTGTATTGAATCGGTTGTTCAGCAGGTGGCTGTTCACCCCCTAAAAGAACTTCAGGCTTGGTTTCAGTGGTTTCAACATTTTCTGTGGTCGTCGTTGTAGTAGGTGTTGTTTCAACCTGAGTTGTAACAGGATTGGCCCCACCTGTTTCAGTGTTAGTTGCAGCAGGTGCATCAGTAGTGGTAGCTGTGGTTGCTGCATCAGTTGCTGTCGTAGTTGTTGTCACTTCGCTCATGGTTCACCTTCTGTTCAGTCTTTTTAAAATGGTCTCTTTGCATGTCTAGCCATGCGTTGGAATCTACCTGTGTAATCTCGCCAATGATGTAAACGCCAAACTCTCGGCGCCCCTCCATAAATGCAAAATCACTCATATGTGCGCCTGTGCCATAGGTTGGCTGTAGATAGTTCGATCTATTAATCAGGCGCATTAGAAAACGTTTACCGTGTTCCGTTTCCAAGATTGAGCGCAGATCATTTAGTTCCTGGTCACGCTCGCTCTTATAATCTTTAGCTTTGGTTTCTAGGTCGCTCATGCCGCACCACCTTGCAAGAACAAGTCAGATACAGTTTCAGCGTCAGTATCACTAACCGTTTTCACCGTATTGGCATTTGTGTTTTGAGTTTGGGCTTGTTGAGCTTCTAAAGCTTGCTGTTGTGCAATTTGCTGTTGTGCTGCACGGTCGCTGCGGATTTGGTCAATGATGCGTTTTGGTCTGAATACGTTAGGCGATACGCCGTTAATATCCATGTACTCATCGATAAATTTATCTGTATCGAATTTATCTAGCACTTGCGGGTCAATCTGTGCGACTTGCCCAACCATCGCTAATGCACGCTCAAGGACGGCAGAACCTGAAGCTTTTTGCGCAAGGGCAAGAATTGATACGAAATTGATTTCAACATCGGCGTTTTGAATAGCTTCAGGTGCAATTTGTTGGAGGTACTTATTCCGTGAAAGCACACGTTGCACACAGATTTCAACAAGTGGACGTAATAATTCATCGATCTGACGTTCAACAACCGGACCAAGCATGAGCATCTTTTCAGATTTACGCTCGTACACTTCGGTAGCGGTCATTTTTCCTTTGTCAAAAGCATCGAGCATCAAGAACAAATCAGTATGAAATGCGCGTTTAACACGCTCTTGGCATTGTGCAATCTGTGCCATAACGCCGTTCAAATCGAACTGCACATTCAACATTGCTTGAACTTGAGCAACTTGGCTTGTCGGTGACGCTTGGTAGAACGCAATGCCATTTGGTAATGTCTCGCGCTCATGGCCTTTTAAGTAATCAGGTAAAAGCAAAGGCGGTCGAACTTGGTAGTCCACGCCTACAGCAATTTGCTGATGCCCTTTCTGTAGTGCGCGCAAGTCGCCAATACAATCGCTTGCAGGACCTTCACCGTATACATCGCTACTTGATACTGTCCAACGACCGCAAATAACCTGAAAGCTCATCATGCCGCTTTCACGTAGTAACTTGTTTGTTGCACTTGGTTCGTAGTAGATCGATGCATAAGGCATGTTTTTTGGGCCATACCCTTTTGCATCTACTCGTTCATAAACAGCATGGTGAACTTCAAACTCTTGTTCAAAGTTCTTATTTTCGAATGCACTTTTAATAGCATCAGAAACGTTTTCTAGTCCAAACTGCTTAACCATATTGAGTGTGGTTAGTTTGAACTTGCGGAAAATACCATTTGGTTTATTGAACTCATCCGTAGTTATTGCGAACTCGCCGAACGTCATTGGGATAACGTCCATTGGTTGAGCTTTTGAATTTGGCCCGTGATCAGGAGCTAATGCCGCCCCAATTCCGAAAGCCCCTTCTTGCGTATAGATATGATGTACCGCCCGATACACATTGCTCTTTGCAAAAGCAACATAGCAAGCGTCCTCAACAGCTTTAAGCCATTGTTTTACTTCAATATCTTTTTGCAATGCTTCATCGGCGGCCTGCAATGTAAACCACTTGCGACTCGGTGAACATGTACCCGATACCATGCCCGCCGCAAGAGTCTTAAGCGAATCTTTACCTGTGTTATCAACAATTTTGGACCATGCAGATCGGTCATGCTTTTCTTGGTTCTTAATCGTTTTAATAGCAACAGGCAAAACGTGTAATGCTAATTCGGCACAATAGTCGTCCATATCATTGACACGATTTTGCCAAACTGCATCAAACCGTTTTTTCAGCGCTCTGATATCGTCTTCAGTCATGTTAGCCGCCTAGTAAAGTTTTCTTGCCTAAACGCAAATTCTCGTCATCAACACCTGTTGCATCTGTGTACAAGGTATTTGCAATGCCGCCCGACATAGAGTTCTGTGCGTTTTGAACACGATCGATAGTTGCTGATGCATCTGGTGACTTAGAGTCCTGTCGTACTGGTGGCTTTGGTGGTGCTTGAATATCTGCCTTCTTTGCATCCATGCCGAAAAGCTTTGCTGTCTTATCAATCACGCTATTACCGCCAAATAAAAGGTCCGTAAAATTGCTACTGCACATGTGAAAACTCCAAGTGAGGTTGTCATTCATAACATTATGCTTTTGACAAATGCTCATGGCCCTGTTTCCTGTTGACACTACGCGTAAGGGTCATAATCACGTCTTGCAGCTGATGCATTGATCGTCTGCATAATGTGGCGTTTAGGCGTATCAATTTGCGCATTGATAATTGCAGAGCCGTAGTCGGGACTGCGGCCAATACGCTTAATAATTTCCTCTCGAGATTCCACTTTGATTTTGGTTCCTTGCAATCCCCAACGTGGCGCCGTTAAATCGGCTAAAAGCTTTGGTTCAGGCGGCAATGCAACTGTACTGCCGTATGCGGGGTCTAATGCTTCGCGGAACTGCCACCAGAGTTGTGAACGCAGGTTGTAAAAACTAAGTTGCCCTGAACGGTCGAATGCAGTTGCCGCATTGCGTACGTCCACAGGCACAGCGTGAATACCTGATTGCTTTAAGAAATCGTATGTACTTGCACCAACGCCAATGACATCGACATGAATGGGCGCATGGTCACGAACATGTGAAACAGCAAACGAGGCGCTTGTTGGTCCGTCTGGTGAATCTTTACCTTCAAGTACGTTCGGGTTGTCATACCAATGTGCATATCGCGCAAAGCCAATTGTGTTATCGCCCCCACCACGTGCAACGTCCAATCCGTAAGAATCCATCTTGAAATCACCACGATGCAAAATACGCATGTCTTCAAGTGGTTTCCAACGTGCTTGTGCTGCTTCAACCCATTCTGTAGGAATAACTTGCCAAGGGTCGTCTTCAATACCCGCACCGAAATCGCCGTATAACATTTGTGACCTCAAAGGTTCAGGCAGCGCTTGCAAGGTACTCATGTAGCCTGTTTCCATGTAGTACTTGTTATCAGTCACACGTGCCGGAATGAACGTGCGTGATTTAGGTTTAATGATGAGTTCGGGCTTGTAGTCGTTAGTGTCAAAGTCATAAACAATTTGGTCGTCAATAAGTACAAACGGCTTATTGCTCTCAACCTCTTGATCTTTGCCTCCGATACGGGCAAACCAACGAAGTTCACCGGGTTGTGCAGGGTTCGGGTACCCTTTCTTAATCCAAGGTGCAAAGAAATCTAAAACCCAACGGCCTTCGGCTGTAGTAGGCGGGTTAAATGTCAAAAGGCACTTTGGTTTTATCGTTGGGTCGCTAGTACGATTCCAACCCATTACGAACATTGCTTGTGACTCACGGATTTCTGTAGCTTCATCCAATGCCTTCAAGTCATGCGCACGCCCTTGCCAACGTTTCTCATCGCCCATGTTGTCAAGGCCGCCGAACTCTAAGAGACGGCCATTGTCAAAGCGCCATGCTGACTTTTGTGTGTTGTACCCGTTCTTGTGCCCTACGATCTCTTCGATACGTTGCACAATGCCGTCTGTCTGTGCCTTCTCGCGCCGTACAATCAGCACGCGTTTATGGACATTGAGTGACAAGCCTGCAATCAAATCGGTCTTGCCCCCACCTGCTGCACCGCCGTAACCGATAATGTCGGCATCCGATGTGTAAGCAGCCATTTGCGGACCTTCAAGCGGAAACCATACAGGCGCATTTGCAAGAATCCTGCTGATAACTGCACGTTCATCTTCATCAAGCGAATTAATGAATTGCTCAATTTCCGATTCACTCATATCCGCAATTAATGCGAGTAGCTCGTCATCATGGGTTTTGATCACTCTTCAAGCTCCCACTCACCATGGCGATACCGTATGTACCGATTACCGATTCCATCAACGCCTATTTCAAAAGTCTCATAGCCTTCTGTCTCAGTTCCGATTTTGCGAATGATTGGTTGCTTACAACATGGGCACTCTTCAAGCTCTGGTGGAATAACCTGATCATTAGAATCAAATTGCAATTGGCCTAATGCAGACCAATAAATCTTGCGTAGCTCAGGCGTGTCTTGCAGGTTGTGAAATGCAAGTTCAAATTGATATGTGCATGATGTGTTGTGGTTTGGGCCTTGAATCCCCAATATTACCCATCCTTCTTTCAGTCCATAGCCGCTCAATACGTATGAAACTGTTTTGTGAATTTCATTACCTGAATACAGAAGTGGCTTGCCTTGCTTAATTTGTTCACCTGAGTAAATCGTCTCAAGTAAAATCAAATCATCACCAACTTTGAAATCTCGATCATTGAAACGAATCTCAAATGTTTTACGGCCATCAGATACCGCTTGAAAAACTTCTGAATCGGTTTTTAAGGTATGAACTTTATGCATCGTCTTCCCCCTTATTTTTAGCCTTAGCCCTTTTCAACTTGGCAAGTAGGCTTAGCTGTGTGCTTGCTGCTTTTGGATCGGTTAGCGGGTTTTCTGGGTCGTTACCAAGTTCCACACGCTCTTTGAACATGCCAATGTGTTGGCCAGCTTTAATCAATGCCGCCACTTGGTCATTCATTTTGATTTCTATGCCGTGTTGAGATTCTTTAATGCCTGCATAAAGCAATTTGGCTTGGTCACTTACACGTGTCGTATCTGCGATATACGTATATCCAACGCCTTCGCCGCGGCATTCTGGGCAATCTGGATTAGGCGCTTTGAGACGATCAAAATCTAAACCGCCTTCACATTTTGGTTCAGGTGCATTCGTGTCGTGTGCGTGTTGAATTGCTCTTTTAAATTCGCCTACTGTCCATTGGTAATTGTGGTCAATACCCCAACAGAATCGGCAGTTAACACGCATATATCGCATTAATTCGTTAGGATCAGCGGTTGCCATTTCCCATAAGCGATTTAATACCTTGTCTTGAGTGATCTTGTTGCGTTCTGCAAGTTCTTTTTCGCCTTCTTCAATGGCTTTTTTAACTTCAAGTTTTTTCAAGTTCTGTTCGCCGATTGAATATGCAGTTTTTGCAGAATATCCTGCGCGAATTGCAGCTTGCGTTGCATTACGATCAATCAGATATTCATCAACAAATCGTTGTTGTTTTCCACGTAAAGCCATTAGAAGACCTCCTTATAGCAATACCCTGTGCAAATACGTCTGCACATCTCATGGGAAATTTCGTATTTATGACCAAGCTGTCTATAAGACATGCCCGATTTATGTAGTTCTCGTATGTTTTTCACGTCTTCCTCTGTAACTTTTGGTTCAGAGCTACGCTTTACTTTGTCTTTCACTACAAATTCAGGGAGAAAAGCCAAAACAGGCATGGGCGCGCTCCTCCAAGTCGTTAATTTTTGCGTTTTTGTCTTTGGAGTGACGTTAGTGACGTTATTTATTCTTTTTTCCTAAAAGTCCTATATATATAAATAGAAATTAAGGGAAAAACGCACTTTAAACGTCACTAACGTCACTCGTTAGACTTGCCTACACCAACAAACACGCAGAAATTTGCGTATACGCAAAAAACTACGTGTTCAACCCCTACTGCTTACTGCTCTCATCATCAAATAATTCGGAATCAGGAGTTACGGAAACCCTAATACCCGCAAAAAGCCTTTTGCCGCCTGTACTACGGATTAGCTGAAATCTGCTACTAAGCCGACGACCTAACGCCCTTGATGAAGGGATATAGCGCAATTCGTTACGTGCTTTTGCGTAAGTCTCCCAACTCACCCAAAGGTTTTGAGACGTTTCGCGATAGTCACCAAGCTCACAACATTCACTGATCCAGTCCTTCAACAGGTCCATTTCATCGCGATATTCGTCACGTGCTTCTTTCGTCTTGTTCGGCTCGTTTAAGCCTTCTTGCTGATATTCAAGCGCCCCACGCACAAGCCAAGCTAAAACGCCTTCAAGTTCAGCCTGAAGTTTTTCAGATCGGTTCGGGTCTTTAACAAGGGACTTATCAGCGTCATAATTTCTTTGGAAAGGAATCATCATTAAGCGACGCCAAATACCATGGTCACCGCCTTTAATGATTGGCTTATGGTTCGTTGGCATAACAACGGTCCACGTTGGCTTGAACTCAACAGAAACACGCGAATAAAGACCGCGGGCCGTGATGGATTCACCGCCTGTCATGGACTTAACCAAGCCTTCTTTTAATTCCTTGTTTTCTTCCGGTTCACCTACATAGACAAAACGGGCACCACGTAAACGCAATAAATCCTCACGCGCACCTCCTGCATTACTTCGTCCTTCGCCTAAGAATGTTTCAGCGGGCGTCATCTTGGCGTAATCACCAAGTGCTTTGAAAATGGTTGTGAGTACAGTTGATTTACCGTTTGAGCCATCACCGAACGGGATGACCATAAGGTTTTCCTTTGGATTTCCTAAAATCGCGTAACCCATTAAACGACGGAAAAAATTAGCCATTTCTTCATCGCCAAAAAAGGCATCAAGGACGGTCTTTTCAAATAAAGGGCATTTGGCTTTAGGGTTGTAATCCACACCAGTGCTATAAGTGATAAGCAATTCTTGATTAGGCTTAACCAATTCGCCATCACGCAAATTCACTGCGCCGTTTGCACAGCCCAGTAAATAAATATCACTGTCTAATTCTTTGATCGGAACCAATACACGCGGATCGGATTGAGCAAGCGTCACCATGTTTTTGACCATGAACGCTTTTTGAGACATAGCGCAGAATTGATAGAACTCGGCACGTTGTGCATCGTCATCAATCTTTTTGGCCTCATCGCCCATAGCCAAAACAGTTTGCTTTGCATACTGCTCGATGACCATGTTTACACATGATTCCCAATAAACGCCGTTCCATCGGTACCAGGTATTTGTTTCGGCCACGAACATAATTTCGTTGCCGTAAGCGTCTAGCATTCTTGAAGCATTACCAAATTCAGTCATCGGGCGCTTTTGGGCATCGTCTAGTGCAATTTGCACTTTGCGACCGCCCATAGCGATATTTACTTCACGCGCTGAAATACTGATTTTGGTTAATTGCTTGAAGCGTTGGCGTAATAAGCCTGATAGCTCAGTACGTAATGCCAAATCGCTACCCGCTACCTTGCCCGCTTCTTTAGCAACAACTTGCAAAAGTTCTTGTTGATCACGGCAATCATTTATCTGATTTTTGATGTCAGCAAGAATTTGCCGTTTCTCTAATCTAATTTTTGCCTGTTTAGATTCGCGACCTGTCTTAAGTAACCAATGCGCTGTGACGATGGTTGAACCTGTGCCGCTAAACGTACCCCAACGGTATTCGAGTTCTTCAAAGCTAACGTAATTCGATGCGGTAGAACTCCATTCATTCCATAGTTCGAGAGCATCGTCACTGCCATCAAACTCATGATGTAAAGACATCCCCACACGCAACCAAGTGTCATAATCTTCATTGTCTATATGTTCTAAATATTTTTTTGCATCATCCAACGACCAACCGATTGTTGCCGTAGTCGTCATTAATAAATCTTCTTCATCTGCCAGTTCGCTAGATGTCAAAGCACCAATACGTGATTTACTGTTTTTAACCCGAACGAAGCCGTGTTCTTCAGCCATGCGTTCAAAAGCTTTTATCGCTTCTTCGACCTGTTCTTTGGTAATGGTCGGCAAAGCGTTAGCAGCAAATTCAGTCAGCCCACCGAAGAAATCAACCCATTCATACGGTTTACCCGTATCGGGGTGAACGTGATAAGCGACGAATTGTTGACCGCGACCAAGCACTTCGATACGATGCTTATGTATTTCTTTAAAAGGTTTATCTGCTTCGGCAGGATCGGCAAACCACGCCGAAGTTGATTTACCCCAATCAGAATCTTCAGCTCTATACACCAGTAATATCTTTGGTGCATTCCCGACACGCTCACAGCTCACACCTAAATTATCACGGCACCATTCTGCAAACTGGTGTGATAAATCCGCGTCTGTTACGTCAATATCAACTGCACAAATCGGGAAAGGCCCTTGACCCGTTAAAATGCCCACGCCTTGATTTGCAAAGCGCGGTATGTCACTAGCTGTAAGCCGAACGTTTTGCCATCCGTCCATTACAGGACGTTTTAAGCCTTGCTTGATCGGCACAATCATGTAGTGATGAGCAAGTAAGGTTTTTCCATGTTCCTTGAAATAGCTCATACGTCACGCACCCCACAGAAAGGTGAAACGTGATGCTGTAAATTGCTATCATCGCCCATGTCATCAATTTGTGGCGTGAGTCGAAGCACTGAACCAACTTGTGCACCAGTTAAAACCGTGTAGGTAAATTGAGGTTTGGCATAAATTGCTTCAACATCCGCGATGCACTCTTTTAAATAGCCCATCCCGTCTTTGGTTCGCGATTTGAACTTAGCTTCTTCTATTCCGCCGAATTGCTCAACGATACGGAGACTTTCAAGCACCATTTTCAGATCATTAATCCCTACAGGATCGAACCCCCGTTTTTTGAAATACGCACCATCGTTATCCGTTATGTTCCAAACAGGATGAAAACCATTGTGAAATTCAAATTGCGGCTTAGTTCTGAAGTAGCAGCCATCTTGAAAACTTTCAGCATTACTAGGCGCGCCATCAACAACTTTTGTAGCCTTCTCAAGACCATATTCACGAATAAATTGTTTAGCATCCATATCAACGCCCCCATTCAACTGAATAAGAGTTTCGTAACGGTCGGTAGGTATCCGTGTTTGCAAGAGTTTGCTTACATTCACATGGAGCAAATCCGCAAGTACCACAAATTGCATGCGGTACGCTCTTTTCTTGTTCCAATGACAAAATGAAAAGCAAACAGCTAACTGCATGCGCTAAATGTGATTCACCCGTTTCAGGGTCTGCCTTTTGTCCATCCCACCATGCGTTTAGGTGTCGGTGAGCTGCATCGAAATAAAGTGTTTCCGCATTGGCAACTTTGCACCAATTGTCTTCTGAATATTTACGCGCACCGAATTCAAGTACATTGATTACGGGCGCAAGCGAACCTTTTGGAATTAACGAGAAACGCGGTTTAGCGTTATCAAATTTTTGACCTTCAGTCATTCGGCATTCTCCTCTTGTGTGAGGTCTTCGAAATCTTCTTCACTTGCGAACTGTTCAGGGAATAGAATTTCCATTTCAGTAACTTGATTGTCGAAATAGCGAATAATTGCTTGAAGAAGGTTTTTTCGGGGCTGTTGCTCGCCCGATTCAATACGCCAATAATTAGGTGCGGAACAGCCAACACCTGAGGCCACTTGCTCAACTGTTAGCTTTAGTTCCTTGCGTTTTCTTGCTAATGGAGAGGCCATTTTCATTAACCTTTTTATATGTAACCCCCAAAATATACGTTAAACGTAAGTTTTTAACAAGCAAAATTACGTCTCACTTCATTACGTTTAACGTAATAATTGTTAAAATAGGGTATAAATAGCCAACTTTTTAGACCTATGTGGGATAGACATGAAAACTGAAATCGGGCAAGCAATGCGTAAATTGAGAAAGGCTAAGAAAATGACTCAAGATACACTTGCAGAAAAGTTAGGCGTTGCACCCGCAAATATTTCCCGATATGAGAAAGGTCAACAAGGAATTGAAGTTGATAAGTTACCTACTTTAGCGGATGCATTGGGGGTATCTGTTCCGGAATTCTTTGCTATCGCATCAGGTGCTGAAGTTGATAACTTTGAACCCGCCCCTGAATTAAGGAAGGTTCCTTTAATTTCATGGGTCCAAGCAGGAAAATGCCAAGAAGTGTTTCACGAGCCCCACGCCCTCGATAATGTTGAATGGGTTGAAACTACCTACCGTGCCCGCCGTTACACCTATGCCTTACGAGTTGTAGGTGACAGTATGGAAACCAAATTTCCAGAAGGATGTATCATCATCGTTGAACCAGAAGAGCAAGCACATAATAAAAGTCATGTCATTGCGCTAATGCCCGACAGTAATAAAGCCACATTTAAACAGCTAATTGATGATGAATCTGGTACATACCTTAAGCCGTTAAATGATAAGTACCCCGTAATAGCAGTCCCACCAGGCACCACCTTTTGTGGCGTTGTAAAACGCATGGAAATGGATGTTTAAACTTTAAATTTTTATAAATCAAAAGCCTGCAATAAATGTGGGCTTTTTTACGTCTAAATCATAAAATTACGCTTGACGTAAGTTTTAAATTGCGTTTAACTTAACCCCATAACTTACGTACAACGTAACTTTTAGGGTGAATGAAAATGACAACAGATATTCATACGTGGCGCAGCCTAATCTGCCAAGACCTTATCAAAGCGGGTTTAACAAACTCAAAAGATATCGTTGCACAAGCTTCAAACATCGAAGTTTATGTATTTGGCGAAACCAAAACAGCAGAAGCAAAGCCTGAAATTAAAAACGCAGAAGCTAAAACTTCTAAATCAACAAAAAGCCAAGCAGCTAAAGACGCTGATGTAGCTGCGGTTGAAGCTGAACAAAAAATTGCTGAAGCCATAGCAGAAACGGTTGAAGAACCAAAAGCCGAAGTTGTTGAAGAAACAACAAAATCAGAAATCACTGAAAAAGAAGTGAAAGATGCTTGTTTAGCAGTAGCTAAAAAAGACCGTGCCGCACTTTTAAAAATCTTAAATGATGTAGGCGCTTCAACCGTTGCAACTATCCCTGCGGACAAATACGCAGATGTAATCGCAGCTTGCGAACAAGCTCTTGCATAAGGAAATGTGCATGAACACTCAAACTCATTTTTTAAATAAGCGAATCAAAGCCGTGTTTACAGTTGGCGAATTAATCGGTTTTGCCCTTGCCCTGCTAATCGTTATTGCTTTGGCAGTTGCAGCAGGCTTTACAGCAGCTCAATAAGGATTTAGTCATGAAAATTACAGAACAATTGTTAACGCAATGGGGTGCTTGCAGTGACGGCAAGCGAACATTCACTCAGAAGTTTCCTGAAGGTGCTGAATATAAGGAAGTAATTGCCGCATGCGATGAGGACGGACATCGTGATTATCGCACATGGATTTTTAATCACGCGTTTCAACACTTAGTTGCTTCTGAGATTGTAGAAGCTGAAACAGACCTTGTGCCTAAAGAAATCGAGAAAGGACTAGAACCACTTCAACTTCTTGATAGTACTGAAACCAAAAATACAGACACTATCTCTAAGGAAGCTAGCAGCCGACTTGCAGCATCGGGTTTCAACAGCCGACTTGCAGCATCGGGTCGCTACAGCCAACTTGCAGCATCGGGTGACGACAGCCGACTTGCAGCATCGGGTTTCAACAGCCGACTTGCAGCATCGGGTCGCTACAGCCAACTTGCAGCATCGGGTGACGACAGCCAACTTGCAGCATCGGGTGACGACAGCCGACTTGCAGCATCGGGTTTCAACAGCCGACTTGCAGCATCGGGTCGCTACAGCCAACTTGCAGCATCGGGTGACGACAGCCAACTTGCAGCATCGGGTGACGACAGCCGACTTGCAGCATCGGGTTTCAACAGCCGACTTGCAGCATCGGGTCGCTACAGCCAACTTGCAGCATCGGGTGACGACAGCCGACTTGCAGCATCGGGTTTCAACAGCCAACTTGCAGCATCGGGTTTCAACAGCCGACTTGCAGCATCGGGTCGCTACAGCCAACTTGCAGCATCGGGTTTCAACAGCCGACTTGCAGCATCGGGTCGCTACAGCCAACTTGCAGCATCGGGTGACGACAGCCAACTTGCAGCATCGGGTGACGACAGCCGACTTGCAGCATCGGGTTTCAACAGCCGACTTGCAGCATCGGGTCGCTACAGCCAACTTGCAGCATCGGGTCGCTACAGCCAACTTGCAGCATCGGGTGACGACAGCCGACTTGCAGCATCGGGTTTCAACAGCCGACTTGCAGCATCGGGTGAAAATTCTGTTATCGCCTCTTCCGGGTTAGATTCTACTTTCCAAATAGGTAAAGGCGGATGTGCAGCAATTGCGTATCAGGATGAGCAAGAAAAAATCCGATTCGCAGTGGCTTATGAAGGTGAAAACGTCAAAGCGAATACTTGGTACAAAGTAAATGCCAAAGGCGAATTTGTTGAAGTCGAGACACAGTCATGACAGCACATGCAAAATTAAGTCCTTCTTCGGCTCACCGCTGGATGCGTTGTGCAGGTAGCGTAATTCTCGAAAAAGACCTACCTGACAGCAGTTCAGAACACGCCGATCTAGGCACCGCTGCACACTTCCTTGCGTCTGAATGTTTAGAGCAAGAAAAGAATGCAGCAGATTTTGAAGGCCACACAATTGTCATTATCAAAGGTAATGCCCTTTGGATTGATGCAGTTACTGAAAGCCCCGTTTCTAGTTTCTTCACAGTAGACGCTGAAATGGTTGAGAACGTCCAAGTCTATTTAGATGCCGTACGTGCTCAAGCCGAAGGCAACGAGTTACTTGTAGAACAGCGTGTTGATTTTTCCGAGTTCATAGGTGTTGAGGGCTCCTTCGGTACAAGTGATGTTGTAATTCTTACTGAAACAGAAATTCAGGTCCATGACTTGAAATACGGTAAGGGCGTAAAAGTGGATGCCGAAGAAAACGAGCAAACATCACTTTACGGATTAGGTGCTTTAGCGACATTTGGAATGTTCGGCGACTTTAAACAAGTCCGAATGGTCATCCATCAACCACGCTTAGGCTATCAATCTGAATCTGTATTAACAGTAGAAGAACTTTACGACTTTGCGGATAAAGCCAAAGCATCTGCTTCTCATATCCGCTCTTTAGAAGCGGGATTAGATGAAGGCGATATGGGCGCGATTGCCGACCTAGACGGTTCATTTAATCCTGGTGAGAAACAGTGCCACTGGTGTAAAGCAAAGGCAACTTGCCCTGCGCTACAAAAGCACTTGGTAGAAACCATTGCAGGCGAGTTTGAGGATTTAACCCAACTCGATTTGCAAGAAGAAATCACCAATGCAACTGCACAAGTTGTAAGTGCAACCAACGCTCAGCTTAGCCGAATGTATGCGGTAATCCCCCTTCTTGAAGGATGGATTAAAGCAGTCGATTCAACAGTTCATCAAAAGATGCATGCTGGTGAAGCAATACCCGGCTTCAAGATGGTTCAAGGCAAGAAAGGTAATCGCACTTGGACCGATGCAGAAGAAGCGGAAAAACTGCTTAAGAGCATGCGTCTTAAAACTGAACAGATGTATGACCTGAAATTAATTAGTCCAACCAAAGCGGCAGCACTTCAAAAAGAAGAAGTTATCGGCCCGCGCCAATGGACAAAAATTGAAGCCCTTATTACTCAGGCGGACGGTAAACCCACTGTCGCACCTGAAAGCGACAAACGTCCTGCTTTGGACATGAAACCACAATTTGAAGATTTAACAGTATCGGAGTAATACCCATGAAAATTCGTTTAAACAATGTACGCCTTGCTTTCCCTGCTTTATTTGAAGCTAAAACTGTAAATGGCGAAGGTGACCCCGCTTTCTCTGCATCTTTCATTCTTGCTAGCGATCATCCGCAGCTTGATGAAATCCGTAAGGCGATGGACAAAATGGGCGCTGAAAAATGGGGCGCTAAATGGCCTCAAGTTAAAAAAGAAATCGAAACCAAAGATCGTATGGCCCTACACGATGGTGACACTAAAGGCGATTACGAAGGTTATGCGGGTAACTACTTTATTTCAGCACGTAATAAAACCCGTCCAACAATTTTCGACCGTAACGGTAAAACACCGTTAGTCCAAGCAGACGGCCGACCTTATGCAGGTTGCTACGTGAATGCTGCGATTGAGCTTTGGTGCCAAGACAACAACTACGGCAAACGTATCAATGCATCACTTCGCGGTGTGCAGTTCCTGAAAGACGGTGAAGCATTTGCAGGCGGTGGCGTAGCGTCTGAAGACGATTTCGAAGACTTAAGCGCAGATGAAGAAGGCGCGGACCCTTTATTTGCATAAGTGGATGAGTGGCCAGTGCGTTAGGAGACCGACGCTAATCGACAAGTCGTGAGTGTCGATACTGGAAACAACCACGGCCGTAAACGATTTTGCCCATGACTCGAAAGGCGTTTACCGCGGTCACTGCGATAGTGTGACCCGAATTTTTAAATCCTATATGAGGAAAACAAGAATGAATAATTTAACTGATGTACCTCAATTCCTTGGTGACCTAAAAGGCGGAGTAGCTGAAAAGCAATTAGGTCTATTCCTTTCAACTGTAGCAGGTGCCGTAGTGACTCACGGCAAAGCAGGCAAAGTTACTTTGGAATTAACCATTAACCAGATTTCTGACAGTAACCAAGTCGAAGTTGCCCACAAAATCAATTTCAAAGCCCCAACCGAAACAGGCGATAAAACCGAAAATGCTAGCGGCAAGACCCCTATGCATGTTCTTCAAGGCGGCAAGTTGTCTTTAATGCCTGAACGCGTCAAAGCCGAAGATTATCTAAACGGCTAATCCCTTTCCTACCAAACTTTATAAGGTAAATAACACATGGAACAACTAAACGTAGACAAAATCGCAGCGCTTGCAATTGCAGCACAAGGCAACTTACCTGTTCAGGTTGATAAAACCGCTTCAATTGCAATCGTACCTGAAGGTTTTAAGGTCCATAGCACAGAAAAATTTAATGCTTTGCGTGACCGTTTCCGCGGCACTTTTAGCACAAGCAATATCGACTCGTTTGTTGATTATGCAAAAGCTCGCGGTGTGGCAGGTTTAAAAAATTTCATTAATACCCGTAGCACGCTTAAAGCCGAAGCGTTTTTTAATATTGGTAATGAAGCCGACCCGGGCCATGCTGACGATACAGCCGTTTTAGTCTTGGATAAAAAGCCCGAATTTATTGCTTTTGAAACTGCCAATATTCGCCGTTATAACCAAGAAGATTTAATCGATCTATTAGACGATTGGGCCGAGTTCGTAACCCTTCAAGGTAAATCTACTGGTGAAGACGGCTCAACCTTAAACACTATTATCCCATTCGATAAAGGCATTCGCGCACTTCGCAAAGTAAAAATTGCCAAAAACGCTGAACTAAATAGCCATGTAAATGAAATGGGATACCAACGAAGCGCGGCAGAAAGCTTAGAAGCTTCAGGTATTGATGAAAACTTACCTACTGCAATTGTTTTGAACACTGAAAGCTACAAAGGCTTACCAGTTGAATCAATCGTAATTTCCCTCCGTATTTCGGTAAAAGACTCTGAACCTACATTCATTTTACGTTTTGTAGGTAAAGACAACCACGACCAAAAACGTGCCGACCAATTTATCGAAATCTTGAAAGAAAAATTAGCCGAACTTGAAGGCGAATTCTACCAAGGTGTTTTCGAAGCCTAACCCTAAAAGCATCTCGCATTATGCGGGTTGCTTTGGAAAGTGAATGTATTGCTGACCCTCTGCGTTCACTTTACCAAAGCAAAATAGGAATTATAAAAATGCAAGACATCCTTTGGCTTGACCTTGAGACATATTGCGAAGTGCCAATTAAAAACGGCACACACGCTTATGCAGAACAAGTTGAAATTACCGTATTTGCTTGGGCGTTAAATGACGGCCCTGTTCATGTTGAAGACGTTGCATCAAATCCTTTATCAAATGAACTTTGCAAATTACTGAACGATCCAAATGTAAAACTTATCGCTCACAATTCACATTTTGACCGTACCGTTTTACGACATGCTTTGCCGAAGATGGGCCTTGATATTGTTCTACCAATCGAACGTTGGGAAGACACAATGGTCCAAGCTTTGAGCCATTCTTTGCCCGGTTCGCTTGATTCACTTTGTGAAATTTTCAAGATCGATCAAGACAAGGCGAAGGACAAAGCAGGTAAACAACTTATTCAGCTTTTCTGTAAGCCCCGCCCTGCTAACCAAAAATTGCGCCGTGCTACTGGTGAAACGCATCCGCTTGAATGGGCGCGTTTCCTTGACTATGCCAAAAACGATATTTTGGCAATGCGCGAATTGCACAAGAAAATTCCAAAGTGGAATTATCGCGGTGCTGAATTAGCACTTTGGCACCTTGACCAAAAAATTAATGACCGTGGTGTTTGCATTGACCTTGATCTTGTTGCCTCTGCAATTGAAGCAGTAGACAAAGCGCAAAAGGGATTGGCAAAACGCACGGTTGCATTAACAGATGGTGAAGTGCAAGCAGCTACTCAACGCGACGCAATGCTTAAACATATTTTAGAAGCGTATGGTGTTTCGCTACCAGATATGCAAAAAGCAACATTAGAGCGCCGTATTAATGATGACGCTCTACCGCTTGCAGTGCGCGAATTGCTTGCCATCCGTTTACAGGCTTCAACTACCAGTACAGCAAAATACACAGCACTTGCTAAAGGTGTTAGCTCAGACGGTCGATTACGCGGAACTTTGCAATTTAACGGTGCATCACGCACAGGACGATGGGCAGGCCGATTATTCCAACCGCAAAATTTACCACGTCCTACGCTTAAGCAAGATGTAATTGACGAAGGCATTGAGACTTTAAAAGTCGGTTGTGCGGATATGTTCTATGAAAATGTCATGGAATTAACAAGCTCAGCAATTCGCGGTTGCATCTGCGCACCAGAAGGCAAAAAGCTCGTTGTAGCCGATCTATCAAATATTGAAGGCCGTGCATTAGCTTGGCTTGCGGGTGAAACTTGGAAGCTTAAAGCATTCTATGATTTTGATGCAGGCGAAGGCCATGACCTTTATAAATTGGCTTATGCAAAATCGTTTGGTGTATCACCTGAAGACGTAGACAAAGAACAACGCCAAGTCGGTAAGGTTCAGGAATTGGCTTTAGGTTATGAAGGCGGTGTAGGCGCATTTTTAACGTTCGCAGCTGCATACGGCTTAGACCTAGACGACATGGCCGCACAAGCTTTTGACAGCATTGACCCAAGCATAATGAATGAAGCAATCCGCGCTTGGGAATGGCATAAGAAAGAAAAGCGCACCACTTTCGGTTTAAAGAAAAACACATGGTTAGTGTGCGATTCGTTTAAACGCTCATGGCGTTATGCACATCCAAATATTTCTGCATGGTGGAATGAGCTTCGCGTGGCAGCAATCAATGCCATTAACAACCCGGATAAACCTTTTCCATGCCGCAAAGTAATTTTCATTAAAAAAGGCTCTTGGCTTTACATCAAATTGCCAAGTGGTCGTTTCCTTTGTTATCCGGGTGCAAAAGCGGACGACAACAGAATTTCTTACATGGGCAATAACCAGTACACACGTAAATGGGAACGCCTTTACACCTATGGCGGCAAGTTTGCCGAGAACATTACGCAAGCAGTTGCACGTGATGTGCTCGGACACAACATGCCTTTAATCGAGATTTCAGGTTACGAAATTGATCTAACTGTACACGATGAAGTGATTACAGAAGCCGATGACGTACCGGAATACAACCATGAACATTTATCAAGCCTGCTTGCTACTAATCCCGAATGGGCACTTGATTTGCCTTTAGCGGCAGCGGGCTTTGAATCTTACCGTTACAAGAAGGACTAACAACATGACTACCTTAAACAAATTAGTTGAAAGCATTCATAGCCAAAACGTTGCTGCGGGTTGGTGGACTGACCTTAAAACTGGTGGGTCATTGACCTCACAAAAAGGCGAACCTGCTAAACGCAATATACCTGAAATGCTTTGCTTGATTCATTCAGAAATTAGTGAGGCTATGGAAGGACATCGTAAAAATTTAATGGATGACAAAATACCCCATCGCTCAATGCTCGAAGTTGAACTTGCCGATGCTCTTATTCGTATTTGCGATATGGCAGGTGGGCTTGGTCTAGACCTTGAAGGGGCTGTTTTGGAAAAGCTCGAATACAACCAAAAACGAGCAGATCACAAAATCGAAAATCGCTTAAAAGCTGACGGCAAAAAGTTTTAATGCGCGAATCAGTAATTGAAAAATACCTTGTGGACAAAGTTAAAGCCCTAGGGGGCGAAGTCCGCAAGGTTAAATGGATTAGCCGCAATTCTGCCCCCGACCGTTTGGTAATGCTACCAGACAATACTTTTTGGGCAGAGCTAAAGGCACCAAAGGAAAAGCCAACCGCAGCCCAAGCACGTGAACATGAACGCATGCGCAAGATGGGCCAACGAGTTGAAGTTATAGACAGCTTAGAGCGAATTGAGGAGTTACTAAGATGACAGAGAAAATTTGTTCATTTGAGAATTGTAATAACCCGATTAGATGCAAAGGTGTCTGCAATAAGCACTATCACACCATCAAGCAGTTAGAAAAGCAAAAGCCATGTGCATGCGGTTGTGGTGAAATGACTTCATATACTTACAAGCACGGGCATCACACTCGGATGTTTTCGTCTGAAGAACAATCCCGCCGTGGGCGAATGAACGATGGCTCCGCGCTCAGAGGAACTGGACAAAATAGGGCCTATCGCAAATTTAGACAACGTCATGAACACAGAGTTGTTGCAGAAAAGAAAATAGGTAGACCCTTAGCAAGAGGTGAAATCGTCCACCACATCAATGGTAACAAATTTGATAATCGACCTGAGAATTTAGAAGTTATGGCTCAAAGCGACCACATAAAACATCATTTACCAAAAATGTTGGAGGCAAGAAAAAATGCCTCTTAAAGTCGTTTTTAAACCATACCAATACGACATTATCAACCACATTCTTGATAATGAACGTTGTGCAGTGTTTGCGGGCATGGGACTTGGCAAAACTCTTTCTACCCTCACCGCTTTAGAAATTCTTGAATTGTTTGAGCCGGGGCCGACTCTTGTAGTTGCCCCTTTGCGAGTTGCTGCGACCACATGGCCCGATGAAGCTAAGAAATGGGAGCATCTGCAAGATTATAAAGTTGTTGCTGTAGTTGGTTCGCCTGAAGACCGTGTACGTGCTTTAAAACAAAAAGCGAATGCGTACGCAATTAACTATGAAAATTTACCATGGTTAATTGATTTTCTAGGCAGCAAATGGCCCTTTACAAAAGTGGTCGCTGATGAAAGCACAAAGCTAAAAGGTTTTCGTTTAAGACAAGGTTCGGTACGTGCACGCGCCTTAGGTAAAGTTGCGCATACTCGAGTCAAAAGATTTATTGAATTAACTGGAACGCCTGCACCTAACGGGCTTAAAGACCTTTGGGGTCAACTATGGTTCATTGATCGTGGTCAAAGATTAGGCACCAGTTTCAGCGCTTTTACAGATCGTTGGTTCCAACAAATACAAGTGGGTGTAGATCGTAATGCGGTAAACCTTGTGCCCTTTGATCATAGTCAAGGCGAAATTCATGCACGAATTAATGATGTGTGTTTGAGCATTGAAGCTAAAGATTATTTCAATATTAAAGAACCAATTGTTTACCCGATCGAAGTAGAGCTTACAGGTAAAGCCCGTAAGACCTATGAAGAAATGGAAAAGGAAATGTTCATTGAACTAGCTGAAACGGTTGAAGTAGAAGCATTCAATGCAGCATCAAAAACAATGAAGTGTTTGCAGATTGCAAGCGGTTCTATTTACACCGATGAAAACGGCACTTGGCACCCTATCCATGATTTAAAAATTCAGGCGCTTGAATCAGTAATTGAAGAAGCTGCGGGCATGCCTGTGTTGGTTGCATACCATTTTAAAAGCGACCTTGAGCGTTTATTAAAAGCATTCCCAAAAGGTCGCCATTTAGATAAAGACCCGCAAACGATTCACGATTGGAACGCAGGCAAAATCCCTGTGCTATTTGCCCATCCTGCAAGCGCAGGTCACGGGCTTAATCTACAAGACGGTGGAAATATCCTTGTGTTCTTTTCTCACTGGTGGGATTTGGAACAGTACCAACAAATTATCGAACGTATTGGACCAACACGCCAAGCGCAAGCGGGCTATGACCGCCCTGTTTATATCTATCACATCATTGCAAAAGACACGATGGATGAAATCGTTATGGAGCGCCGTGAGTCTAAACGAGAAGTACAAGATCTATTAATGGAGGCTATGAAAAAGCGATGCGAAGTTTGATTGAAAAAGACACCGACGATTTACCAGAAGAAAGTTTAATTAGCATTGGAGAAGTAGCATGACAGAAGTTAAATTTGTTTCTATGCCTGCATCTGAATTGGCTCAGGTTATCGAAAAGGCATGTGAAAATGCCGTAACTAAAGTTTTAGCAGCTCAAGGCGATGAGCTGCTTAACATTACGCAATTATGTGAACGTATACCGGGCTTATCCTACCATTCATTTAAAAAGCTAGCCAAAGAGCATAGATTCAAAGATATTAAAGGCCGTTATTCGCTTACGGCTGTGAAAGCCGCGCTGCAATCTCACTAG